GCTATGAAGATTCAAGGTTTAAAAATAATGCACTTTTTTGTAAAAAATAAAAAAGACTTATCTGGTATTATGAATAAGATGATAAATGGTGCTAAAAAAATAAGTGATACTAACGGCTTCTTTATTAAAATATATTAAGGTAATATAACTTATAAATACTATTATGTCAACAGAAAACAAATATTGTGAAGATTGTGGACACGATTGTCCTGATATGTGTCAGGACTCTGCTTGTGGATGTAAGTGTTGTAATTAACATATAACCTATTGATTCTAAAGAAAAGAAACTGTAAAAAGTGCTTGCAAATGGGGTCAAAACATGATAGGATATGAGTATATTAACACATTGAATATATTATATTAATGGAGAAGGCGAAGGAATGCAAGGGTTTATACACTACCTCGAAGAGGCAAAGAATACACACTTAGAACATTTAGAAGATGAAATTATTAATAATGGTAGCCGTGGAGCGTTAAACGCTATAAATTTTCTAAAGTCCATAAGACGGATGTTTCAAGGTGGTTCGGGAAGAACTAGTTTAACTGTTAAATGGGATGGAGCACCGGCGATAGTCTGTGGTCGTAACCCAGATAATGGTCGCTTCTTTGTAGGCACAAAATCCGTATTCAACAAAACTCCTAAAATAAATTACACGGTTGCTGATATCAGAAAAAATCATTCTGGTGCAGTAGCAAATAAATTAGAAATCTGTCTAAGGGAGTTATCCAAATTAGGTATCAAAGGTATCTTACAAGGTGATTTACTATTCACCTCTGGAGAACTAAAGACAGCAAATATTGATGGTGAAAAGAATATCGTATTCACACCTAATACTATAACATATGCTGTACCTACAGGTACTCCCTTAGCAAGTCGTATTGCAAATGCCAATATGGGTATAATATTTCATACAACATACACAGGTAAATCTTTCAAGTCTTTAAGTGCTAGTTTTGGTGCTAGTGTATCGAGACTTAAAAAAACTAAAAAAGTATTTTTTGATGACGCTAGTTATCGAGACGCTTCTTCAGCAAAGTTTTCATCAACCGAACTAACACAATTTGACAATGTATTAAAAATGGCTATGGGTTCTACTGGTAAAGGTTCTATCTTTATGGATAGATTATCTACTGATAGTGGTATTTTATCAGTTGGTGTACAGTTGAAGGCATACATAAATTCATATATTAGATCAGGTACTGGTTTAGGAACTGTTAAGAAACTTGCTGGTCAGTTTGCTGTATTTTATAGAGATAGAATACAACAAGAAATAGATGGAGTAAAGAGAGACGATTCAAAACGAAAATATAAAGATATTCAAACGCAAGGTATAAGATTTATCAAAGGTAATAGTGAAGGTTTATACTTTGCCTTAGCAACCTATCTATCACTTCAGAAAGCAAAACTTATTCTTATGGATAAACTTAGAAGTGTACAAAGTATAGGAACATTTTTAAAAACTGATAATGGCTTCAAGGTTACAAGTCCTGAAGGTTTTGTTGCTATTAAGAGTAGTGGTGCTGTTAAACTAGTTGATCGTATGGAGTTTAGTCGAGCAAATTTTAATGCAGCAAAAGATTGGGTCAAGGGGTGAGGATAGTGCCAAAAACTTTAAAACAATTTTTAGAAGCGATGAGTAAAGTTACTATTATAATGATAGGTGGCCCTGGGTCAGGTAAATCAACCTACTCTAAATTCATTTCTAAACATTTCGGTATACCTCATATCTACACTGGTGATATGATGAGAGAATTACAGAAAACAGATCCTGAAGTTGCAAAGATTATGGACAAAGGCGACCTAGTACCTATTGGCAAAGTAATGAAGGCATTAACTTCTAGACTTGCAAAAGACGATACCGAGAACGGATATATATTAGACGGGTTCCCTAGAAATATAGAACAGTTAAATAAGATGAGGGAAGAAGATATAGGATATAACTATGTTGTGTATCTAAATGTATCAGATGAAGAAGTGATTAGACGATTGACTGCTCGTGGTAGAAAAGATGACAAACCAGAGATCATAAAGAATAGATTAAAAGTTTATGAGAAAGAAACTGGTCCTGCATTAGACGAGTTTAAAAAAAGTAAAAACAAATTTATAGAGATCAAGGCTGAAGGTAAAGAACCAGAAGAGATATCTAAAGACATTATAAAAGAGGTAGAGAAGCGTGGGTAAGTTATTTTCAGATTTTAGAATTAGTTTAACTGAAGATGTTAACTTCAGTATTAGAGACCTTGTGTACTTCAATGAGGATGCTCTAAATGAATCTAAAACTAAAGTAGAAAATTATCGTCAAAAACATTTTAAAGATGGTTGGGAAAATATACAGATTGCACCGCCGCCTGAAAATGATAGTGATAGAACAAAACAAGAACTTGTAGAGATCACAAAATTACAACAAGAGAGAACTAAAGAAGATGAGAACTCTATTGCTGTTTCTGATATGATGGACTCATTTCACTTTAGAGAATATCTAAATGAAAATAATTTAGAATATAAATCAAGTGAACTATCTGCTATTATAGAAGATGTCTGGAAAATAACCAGAACATTTAAAAACACATTCAATAGACCTAGACCGTATCAAGTTGCAAAGGCATTAAATATGAACTTTGATACTATGTATGGTGAAAGTATGGCAACGCCTTCTTATCCGGGTGGTCATAGTGTAGGTACAAGATTAACTGCTGAATACCTTTCACAAAAACACCCAGCCCATAGAACACAATTAATGGAGATTGCTGAAAAAGTTGGTGTTGGTAGAATTCAAGCTGGTTTTCACTATCGTTCAGATCACGAAGCAGGCAAAGAACTTGCAATAAAAGTTTTACCATTCTTAGAGATATCAAAAGAAAACTTAAATGAATCGATTATAGATTTACCTAGAAAAGATTACTCAAGAACCGTATTTGATAATTACAATACAGAAAAACCTGTGTTGAAACCATTTGTTAAAAAAATGATTGAAGATCAAATACGAGCATTCAATAAAGTTGCACCTGTAATGAAGTATAGACTTATTGGTAGTATTCTTACAAAGAGATATAGAAAAGACGCTGACTTAGATATCAATGTTCTATTTGATGTGCCTGAAAGCGATCAAGAAGAAGTTGCTGAGAAACTAAGAGCAATCGTTAGAGAAGTAAACGGACAGAATGTTCCTGGTTCAGTACACCCAGTTAATTACTTTGTGATTGTTAATAGAGATATCTATACTAAGGCAAATTTAATGGCAGATGATGTCTATGATATCGTACATGATAGATTTGAAAAGAGAACTCAATCTAAACCATTTGATATTGAAGATTATATGAAAGAGTTTAGAGCAAGAGTTGCTAAAATAGATATTGCTAAAGGCGAATTCAGTAGAGATTTAATTGACTATAAAGAACTAATCGAATTAGATGATGACGATATTGAAAACCTGAAAGATAAACTTGAAGGTAAAGTAAAAGAATTAGAAGATGATATTAACACACTAATAGATATGAAAAATAATGCACTAGATAAAAGAAAGTCTGGCTTTGACGGCGAAATGACACCTGAAAAAATTAAAAAGTATGGTGTTGCAAATAGACTACCTAACAATGTAGTTTATAAAATGTTAGAAAAGTATTATTACTTTGAGTTTATAAACAAACTTAAAGAAATAATAGGAGACGACAGAAAATTATCTGATAAAGAAGCAGATAGTTTAATGTCTGTTGGAGAAGCGGTAGATAGACTTAATACAATCGTTTTTGCCTTTGGTAGGTTCAACCCTCCTACTATAGGGCACGGAAAACTTATGAACACCGTGAAAACTAAGGCTAGATCACTTGGTGCAAACCACGAAGTGTTTGCTAGCGCTTCTTCAGATCCTAGAAAGAATCCACTAGACCAATCAACTAAAGTAAAATATATGAAAAAAATGTTTAAAGGTATAACGATTAAACCTGCTCAAGGTAATCAAAGAACATTTATGGAAATATTAAAAACATATGATAAGATGTATGGTAATGTTATTATGGTTGCAGGTAGTGATAGAATAAATGAGTTTCAAAAACTTGCAGACAAATACAATGGCAAAGATTATGACTTTAAATCAATTAAAGTTGTATCTGCTGGTGATAGAGATCCTGACGCCGAAGGTGCTACAGGTATGTCAGCAAGTAAGATGAGAGACGCCGCTAAGAATAATGATTTAAAATCATTCTCTATGGGCATTGGAAAACTATTAGCCAATAACGATACAAAATCATTATTTGATACTGTACGAAAAGACATGGGTATCAAAGAAGGTATCGAAACATTTGCTGATTTCTTGAATAACGATATTCGAGAAGATTACTTAAAAGAAAAAGTCTTTAACATAGGTGACATGGTTAATAATATAGAGGACGGAACTTCTGGTATGGTTGTCAGACGAGGACCTAACTATGTAGTTTACGAAACAGATGAGCAAGAGGTGAAAAAAGCATGGTTATATGATCTAGTAGAAACCAAGGAGGAATCTAATGCTAACATTGAAACAAATAAAGAGATTAAACGAATTAGTGAATTACCAAATAACGCATCCGATAGAAACCAGGATGAGTCAAGAGGGCGATCAACTCGAACTTCCATTTCCGAAAGACAAACAGACAATAACAGTCGAGAGTTATCTACCCATATGGTGGAAGATACGAAAACAGAAGGACCGCAGGAAGCGGAGAGCACTAATGAAGAGACATCTAAATTCTTGGAGAGGTTAGAAGTAGAATTTTCATTACCAAAAGGTCGTACAACCGATTGGATAAGATCAAAGACCGTAGATAGAAAACAAATAAATCACGGCATAAACACATTTAAATCAAAGATGTCTGCCGTTAAGGATAAATTTGACTTAGCGGCTGACATAGCACAAAAACTAGGTATTGGATTGAGAGAATTTCAAACTGTTCTTCAATCGATAAAACTATTACCTGAAGAAAATGAAGAGTCATATGAGATAGGCACAATAGAATATGCTAAACACGCCTTTGAATTGACGCCAGGTCAGAACATTAAGAACTACAGAAAGACTACTAAACAGATCAAAAAAGAAGATGTGAAAAAATGGTCACTTGAAGAGTCCACCATGCATAAATATAAGGAACGATATAAAAGATCATGGAAAACAGAACTTAAAAAGTCCGTGAAAAGGATGTTAGATGAAATTTAAAGAGTTTGCAGGTCAGGTAAATGAATGGGGTGTACACGCTTCTGAACTTACTGAAGCAGAACATCAAGGTAAAAAGGTCAGTCTTAATGACCCAACAAGAACGCCTGACGGTCCTAAAAAGTTTGCTGTGTATGTACAAGACGGTGATAAGGTAAAAAAGGTCACATTTGGTGACCCAAATATGTCAATTAAACGAGATAGTCCTGAAAGAAGAAAATCATTTAGAGCAAGACATAATTGCGACAATCCAGGACCGAAAACAAAAGCACGATACTGGTCTTGTTATCAATGGCGTGCAGGAGCAAAGGTAGATAGTTAATGAAATATTCAACAACAATGGCCGACTTACTACAACAAGTCAATGAACAGAGATACGAAGTATCTGCAAATGTAGGATATAGAGGTATCGGTAGTTTTGATGATGTTGTTATAGTAGTTAATGCTAGAAACGAATCTGACGCTGAAGATAAAGCGTATGACGAATTAGATAAACTTAGAGATCGAAGAAAGTTTGGACCAGGCGGTGGCGGAGGCCTTGACGAATTTGAGGCAAGAGAAGTTACCAAAACAAATCAATCTTTAGGATTAAAATCTGCAACTAGAGAGGGACCGTAATGAACTATAAAACTAGAATGTCAGATATACTAAATGAAATGCATTTAGCAGAATCTAAAAAAGCACTCGATAAAAAAGCAGATAAATCTGGAATGCCTAAAGGTATACTATCTAAAGTATATGATAGAGGTATGGCTGCATGGAAAGGCGGACATAGACCTGGTACTACACCGCAACAATGGGCATTAGCACGAGTAAATAGTTTCATAACAAAATCTTCTGGTACTTGGGGTGGGGCAGACTCTGATCTCGCTAAACAAGTTAAGGGAAGAGCGGAATCAGTAGAAGAGGCAAGACAACTCAAAGATAAAGATACAGAAATGATGGTTGTAAAACATAGTAAAGTTATTGTGATAGATAAATCTGATTGGAATGAATATAAATCAAAAGGTTATAAAATTGCTGAAAGTTATGAGTCATTCATAGACGAAGCATTAGAAGTTAAGTATGATAAGACTAAACAAGGTTGGTTCGATAAACAAGGTAGAAGAAGATATTTAGGCATAGCTGCTACAAATGCTATAATGAAAAAGAAAATTGATCTTGCAATCAAGACAGGCGACTGGACTACTTTCGATATAAAAAAAGAAGAAGTGCAATTTAACTTAGAAGAAGTGCAAGAAAAATATGATAGTGATAAGTTTTTTAGTGGAAAAGGAACACCAGAACAAAGAACACAACTTCTTAAACTTCAAAACAAAGCATTGAAAGCCTTTCCTAGTTCACCCAAACAAAAAGAAATTAAAAAAGAGATAGATGTATTACGAAAAAAAATGGGAATGGAAGTTAGTGAGGAAAACTTAAAAGAAGCAAAAATGCAAGTTCAAAACCTTAAAACTCTTCCACATAGAACAGCATTTAGAGCTACAATCAAAAAAGTTTTACCTAATGTAGACGCATTTGGTTCTGATAGTAATCCAGACTTTCTAACATTTAAAGGTAGTAAATCAGATTTAGAAAGACTTGCTACAATGGCTAAACAATA